GGAGAGCGGGTCGGGAGCTATCCCCCTTGACCGGCTCACTTGCGACTGCGCGTACTGCCTTCAGACCAAAACGTGGTTTTACGCAGTCTTCGCCGCCCTCGCAGCCCTGGACGCGGCGCTGCCATGAGCGACTCGGAACGCTTCGATTTCACGATGTTGGGCTTCTTCGTGGGCCTATTCGTCGGCGTAGTGCTCGGGGCGGTGCTGCGATGATGCCGATGAGCAACCGACTACCCGTTGGCCCCGGCTCTCGCGGTGGGCGCTGGCACGAGCAGGACTATCGCAACGCCTATCAGCGTGCGTGGCGGGCCGCTCACCCCGATTACCGTGAGCGCGAGAAGCTGCGGCGGGCGAGGCATCGTAGCCGTGACCCGGCTGGCACCGTGGTCGGACCACGTTATCCTCGCCCGCTGCCAGGCTCCTCGAAGCCCTGTCGTTGTTCCTGCGGCTGCTCTGCGGAGATTTTCGTGTGCGGGTTCTGCGCGGCGGGACTGCACGAGCGCCGGCCATGACCGTCCGCTACACCATCGCCCAGGCGCAGAGCCTCGGCTTGCTGCCAGCCCCGCCCGTCCGCCATGGCCGCAAGACACATACCGCCGATGGACACGAGATCCACGAGGCCTTCCTCGGGATCCGCGAGTCAGGGCGGGATGGCTTCCAGGCCGAGGTCATGAAGCTCGTCCGCCGTTATGGCTGGGCCTGCGGCCAGGACGACGAGGCAGACCTGCCGGGCCTGACCTACCACGCGCTCCGGGGCATGGGTGCGACTGAGCGCGGTTGGCCGGATCTCACGCTGCTCAGGCGTCGCGATCGCCGCCTGCTGTTCCGCGAGATCAAGGCCGAGAGCGGCGAACTTACGCCGCGCCAAGCGGCCGTCCTCGAGCTGCTGCGAGCGTGTGGCCTCGACGCGGAGGTCTGGCGGCCCTGCCAGCTGGCGGAGATCGCTGAGGTGCTGCGATGAAACTTCCCGGCTCGGGAGGCGAAGGGTGAGCGGCTTGATGGGCGAGGTCGCGGCTCAGTTCGCGCAGGGTCGGTGTGCCAATCCCAATTGCGGTCACTATGAGGCGCTGCACCATCACGGCGGATACTTCGGTTACGGCTGCATGGGCAACCACGATCCCAAACCGACTGGGCGTTGGTGCCAGTGCTATCGGTTCGTCCGGCCGTCCGATGGCGCCATCAAGTCGAACATCGACCAAGCCTTCGGTAGGACGGGGGGCGAATGGTGACCGAGCGAATCCGCCGCTGCCCTGTCTGCGACCGGCCCATCTTCAACAACGCACTCGCCGACCACGAGGCCGGCTGTGGCTGGCCGGGCACGCTGTCTGCCCACATAGACGTCCTGAACGATGCATTCAGCGACTTCGCGGCAGAGATGGCCTGGCCCGTCGTCTGGCTCGTGGGTCATCCGCGCCTCTTCGGCGCTGTCTACCTGGCCTGCGTCCTGATCCTGGCTGCGTTCGTCGCGGCCCTCTTCCTCGGCCTGATCCCGGCTACCTGTCCGAACGGCGAGCACGCAGTCGGGCTTCTCTGTCTCGGTCAGTAGGAGGCGAACAATGAGCTACCTCCGCGATGAACTGCTCCTCGCCAACATCGATCCTGATCTGATAGATGCCATCGTTCCCGCCTCCCTGCTAGCCCACCAAGCCGGCGTTGACTTCGATCATTCGCTGCTCCGGCTTGCTCGTGACTTTCAAGCGCCAGTGGACTGGCAGCGCTGGGAGGCCTTCCTTAGGTCCCTGCCCCGGAAGCCACGCGCCTACCGCTCCAGCCGCCAGCGGCGCTCCCACCGGCGAGCCGAGTAGCCCCGATGGCTGACCGCTCCTGCATCTCCCACGGCCCTCAATCGGTCCAGTCAATCGGTCCAGTGGCATGACGCCGTACTACGCCGACCGGATGCTGACGATCCTAGCCGGAGACTGCCGCGAGGTCATGGCGCAGATGGAACCCGAGAGCGTCCAGTGTGTCGTGACTAGCCCGCCCTACCTCGGCCTCCGCGACTACGGCATCGAGCCGAGCGTGTGGGGCGGCGAGGCGCACGAGCACGAGTGGGGCGCGGCGGTAGTCAGTCACGCCGCCGGGACTCGCAAGGATGTGAAGCAAGGCCAGTTCTGCCCCTGTGGCGCGTGGCTCGGCGTCCTGGGCCTGGAGCCCACCCTCGAACTCTACGTGGCGCACATGACTGAAGTCTTCGCGGCGGTGAGGCGCGTGCTGCGGAAGGACGGCTGCGTTTGGCTTAACTTGGGTGACTCGTACTGCGCCAACGGCTCCGGGCAAGTGCCGCAAACCAAGAGCCACAAGGGGTCCGGTTTCTCTGGGCCCAATCGCCTGCCGCAGCCTGGCCTCAAGCCCAAGGACCGCATGATGGTCCCGGCCCGCGTCGCGCTGGCATTGCAGGCGGACGGCTGGTGGATCAGGGATGAAGTCGTCTGGGCGAAGCCGAACCCGATGCCGTCCTCCGTCACGGATCGCACGACGCCAGCTCACGAGATGGTGTACCTGCTGACGAAAAGCGCGCGGTACTTCTACGACGCGGAGGCGGTGCGGGAGCCCGCTGAGTACGGGCGGCGCGAGTGGTCGAACGTCGAAGCCGTCATGGCGTCCGCAACGATGGCCGGAGACACGCGCCCGGATCACGGCGTAAGAGTCAAGTCGAGCGTCACTGGCGGCGATCCGTCCGCCGGCCGCAACAAACGCAGCGTCTGGACAATCGCTACAGCGCCGTACGGAAACTTCAAGATGCCCGTTCAAGGAGAGCATGACGGCGACGATGGCAGCGGTCGCACAACGTCACCAGATTGTCCAGTGCATGGGGATCTGAGTCGCCAGGACTCCACGGCTGGACGTGATGGACAACCCGGCGCTTCTGGTCTTGACCACACTCCACGCAACGGTCGCCGTCACGAGCAAGTGCCGCTTTTCGGGCTCGCTCCCATTGAGCAGCTCCCCGACGCGGACTCCGGGCTCGATAGTTTGGGTTCGCTTCTCCCCGAGTGTGGAGCGCCTGCCACGCCCCATAGCACGCAAAGCCACAGAACGGACCTCGCTCCTGAGACTTCGCCGCGTGAGACAGACGCCGTAGGATCGTCCGACCGCACTGGGCGCACGTCACCGGATGCTGAGACAGACGCCAGTGGCGACCACAGTCCCGAGAGCAGAACTGAGGCGGGTTCCGCCGAAGGTGATAGGCGTCCGTCGTCACCGGCTGAAACTCCCGACCGCAATGCTTGCACGTGTACATCGTGGGTAAGTGTATCACACTTTGCGGTGTTCCCGCCGAAACTGATCGAGCCGATGATCCTGGCCGGCACGTCGGAGCGCGGCTGCTGCCCGGAGTGCGGCGCACCGTGGGCACGAGAGGTCGCGCGGACTCCGATGGTCGTCCGGCCATCCGCCCGCATTGCGGCAAGGAGACTGGCCGATAGCGTGAACGACGCGCGTACCGCTACCAGCGGGACCATGACACAAGCCCCAACCGTTGAGACGACGGGCTGGCGTCCTACCTGTAAGTGTCAAGAGGCGTGCGGCTGCGAGGGATGTTTCGACGGGGCCTGCCTCGGCCCGATGCCATTTGATCCCGTCCCCTGCGTCGTCCTCGACCCTTTCGGCGGCTCGGGGACGGTCGGAATGGTCAGCCGCGCCCTCGGTCGCCGTTCGATCCTGATCGACCTCAATTCCGGCTATCTGCGGCAGATGCTCAAGCGGGCGACGGTCGAGTGGGACAACCACGAACCGGAGCCAGCGGCCGACAGCCCGGCGCCGGACGATTCCCTCTGGCGGATGGCATGAGCGCCGAGCCCACCGCCCGCGAGCTCGAGGTCTTCGCCGCTGTCTGCGTGTACGGCTGCTACAAGGACGCCGCTCGCGTACTCGGTATAGCACCCTACACGGTGCGGACTCATCTCCACCGTCTGTACGTCAAGAAAGGCGTGGGAAGCCTCTCCGAGGCGGCTATTGCGCTCGGTTGGCTCAAAGTGCCTAGAACATCTGTGTAGGTAGCTGCGAGCGGCTTACGGGTTCACTCTAGAACTGTGAAAGCCGTCCGCTTCCTGCACGCATTGATCCCGGCGCACCAAGCCGTCGCGTCAGTCCTTGCGGACGCCCGTTCGCACTCCTCCTCCCTCCGGCGGCTGGCCATTGGCGTGAGTGACGGCGCGTCCGTGGCCAGCGCGCTTCCGCGAAACGGAGGTGCCTCATGCACCGATCCGAGCCATGTTGAGGCGGCTTGCCGCCGTCGTGGTTCTCGCTCTCTCGCTGGTCTCCGCACGGTCGCCGGGGTTGGCGCCAGATCTGACCCCGGCACCCGTTTCCTCTGCGACCGCGGCGGCTATACTCGCTGGTACAGCCCCGGCGGCTTTGACCGCCGGGTTTTCCTTGCCCGCAATGACAATCCTTCCGACGTCGGCACCATTGAGGCCCGACCCGCCGACTCGCAGTCTCATCGCTCCCGACCCACCGCCGCCGACCGTGGCCCAGGCGAAGGAGTGGGCCCGCGAGACACTCGGCCCAGCGGAGTACGGGGCGCTGGACCGGATCGTGTGGAACGAATCGCGCTGGGACCCGGCAGCGGTCAATCCGCGTGGTGGGGCATGCGGTCTCGGGCAGTCCTGGCCCTGCAGCAAGCTTTCGAGCGCCGTTCCCGACTGGCCGACTCAGCCGATCGAGCAGTTGCGCTTCTTCATCAGCTACGGAAAAGCCCGCTACGGCTCGCTCCGCAACGCCTGGGCCTACTGGTGCGCCCATGGCCGCTGGTAGGCGAAGCGTGACCGCTCGCACCACGTCCGCGGTAGATCGGCTCACGCCTGCCGCCTCCGAGTTCGTCGCGGGCATCGCCGCCGTGCAGAGTGTAGTGACGCAACTGTGCGGCGACCTCAATGAGCGTTTCGACAAGATCGACGTCAAGCTCGACGGCGTCTGCGAAGACGTGGCGGAGCTCAAGATGGCCTCGGCGGTCGAGTCGGCTCGCGCAAAGTGGACCGCCAATGACGCGAAAGTTCGCGCCGACCAGGCCGATCACCACGTCCTGTCCTATCGCTTCCGTGTCGGCATCGCAGTCGCGGCCATTAGTGGCATCGGCGGTCTGCTGCTCGGCCTCGTCAACTTCGTAATGGGGCACTGAACAATGGCCGACTGGCAGTTCGTCCTCGTGGTCTTCGCCGCGCTCTTCTTCCTCTGGTGCGTCGCCATCTACCTGGACGACCGCGACAACCGCAAGGCGCGGGAACGGATGGGCAAGGCGCTGACGCCACCGAACGGCGGGTTCGGCGACCAGAGATACCGCCTGCACGGCAATTACGGTGCCAACCTCGAGAGCAACACGTGCGAGTCCGACGAGGAGAAGGAGCGTCTTCCATGATCGATCCCTACGACTGGTGCTGCCTGGGGCAGCCGCCCGCCAAGACATCTGAGGATATCTGGCACGCCGTCCGCCAGCAATCGCCGACGACCGTCTGCGGCATCCCGGCCGCGAACCCCGATGAGGAATGGCGCTGGGTCGACGAGCTCGGGGACCGCCGGCCTTGCGACAACTGCACTGAGATCATCGCCCGCAAGGCAGACGCGGAGCAGCCATGACTGACATTCGATATTCCACCGGCGCTCTCCAGACTCCGCCCGAGATCCTCGCGCAGGCGTGGCCTATCGGGCTCGCCCTGGCCGAGGTGCCGGTGCCCGCGCCGGCCTCGTTCCACTCCCCGAAGTGCCAGCACGGCACCCTTGACCAGGACGGCTATGGTGCCTGCGTCTGTGCGTCCGGCGACTACGTCCAGAGCGACCAAGAGCCGGGCGACCTTGCCGTCATCGACTGGCTGCACGCCTACGCTCTTGTCAAGGGCCTCCCCTGGCCGCTGACGAGCCCCAAGCAGGACGCGAGCCCCGGTCTGAACCCGGTGCAGTTGTGGTCGTACACCAAGGCGCATGGCTGGCCGACGAAGGACGGCAGCGCGCCACGCAAAGATGCCAGCTACCTGATGATCGGCAAGCCTGGCAGCAACGCGACATTCCTGGACGTCTACCAGCAGACGCTGCTCCAGCTCGGGCCGTGTCAGTTCACGGCCGCCTGGCCGAACAACTGGTGGAACACCGACGCGCAGGGCTACATGCCGAGCCCCGGCCCCACTGATGGTGGCCACGCCTTCGAAGGCTGCAGCTGGGTCCCGTGCACGTTCTGCCGCTGTGGCTTCGACACGATCCACCACCAGAGCTGGGGCCCGTGGGGCCACGACCCGCAGTATCCGGATCACTTCCGCGTCCACGGAGATTGGTGGGACGGTCTTGGTTGGGAAGCGTGGAAGGCGGTCGACCTGATCAATCCGGCGCCGGTCGCGGTCGTCACCAGGACGGCATTCGCGGCGCCGCGACAGTTCTTCATTCCGAAGGGCACGACCCTGGTCGGCTTCGACCCGAACTATCCCGACGGTCGGTTCGGTCGTCTGACGCCCTGGCCGTTCGTGTCCAGCGCACATGCCGACGCCGTCGTCTACGTCAACTGGCCCGGAGTTCCCGGCACGTCGGCTCCGTTCCCGCGCGGCGGCCCATACCTCGAAGTGATCGACGGGGTCTACGGCAAGACGGTCGCGCATCCCAATGGCCTGCTCGTCAATCAGGGCCAGGTCCGACTCGTCTAGGAAGGAAGGCTACTCGTGCTCTTAGGTAGACCGATCGCTCTTTGGGACCACCTGGTTCTCGTCGTCGCCGCAGCCTACGTCGCCGTCGCGGCTTGGATGGGAAACAGCATCCCTTCCGCTGTCGTGTCGGCGGTCATCGCTGTCGTTCTCGCCGCGCTTGGCATGCTCGCCAATCAGGCAGTGACGGGCACGATGCTCGGCCGTAAGCCGTAGCCATGCCGCACTGGTTCCATCGTCGTCACGATCCGCTCAGAGAAGTCTTGGAAGGACAGGTTCAGATCATGGCCGATATCACCGGACTACAGGCATACCTCGTCCAGCTCGGAACCGACGTCACGACGGCCGACGCCGCCGTAGTCGCCGCGCTGACAGCCAACACCGCGGCAGTCGCCGCACTCCAGGCGCAGATCGCGTCGCTCGTGGCAGGCGAGGTCACACAGGACCAGATCGACGGCATGAGCGCGACGGTCTCGACCATCGACCTGGCCGTCCAGGCGATCACCGCCGCCGCGACGCCAGTCGTGCCGCCTGCGCCAGTCACCGAGACCGCTTGAACGTGCTGGGCGGCCAGCGGCTGAGCCCCGATGGGGCCGCTGGACCGGAGCCGAATCGGGCGGCTAGGCGGAAGCAGCCGGGAGACGTCCCGGCCTTCCGCGTGTCCGGCGTGGGGCGACTCTGATGCCCTACGCTCTGCTCGCCGCCTGCCTCGAACCCCGCTGCCCGAACCGGGCGGTGCCGGGTGGCCGCGGCCGCTGCGAAGAGCATCGGCAGAGCACGACCGACCGCGGCTACGGCACGGCGCATCAGCGGGATCGGCGCGATGCCCTACCGGGTGCCCGTTGCGAGGCCTGCGGCTGCACCGACCCCTCCTGCCTCCAGCGTGACCACCGCGTGCCGGTAGGACTCGGCGGTCCAGAGATCGCCTCGAACAAGCGCTGGCTTTGTCGATCCGCCTCTCACCGCTGCCACGATCAGGTGGGCCTGCGCCGGGATCGGAAGGCCGTGGCATGACCGCCAAGGCCGCCCTCGCCATTCCCTGGCGCAATCGGATTGTCGGCCAGGGCGAGGAACCGCCCGAGCAACTCCTCGCCAATCCGCTCAACTGGCGCACGCACCCGAAGGCGCAGCGCGCGGCACTGGTCGGATCGCTCGACTCGGTCGGCTGGGTCCAGCACGTCGTTAAAAACCAGCGCACCGGCCACGTGGTCGACGGGCATGCCCGCATCGAAGAGGCTATCAGCCGCGGCGCGGCCACCGTGCCAGTGCTCTACGTCGATCTGGACCCCGAGGAAGAGGCCCTCGTCCTCGCGACCCTCGACCCGATCGGGGCGATGGCCACGCGAGATGACGCGAAACTCGCCGAACTCCTGGCTGGGATCTCCATCGACAACGAGGGTCTGGCCGCGCTGCTCGGCGACCTGCTGCCGCGAGCGCCGAAGGCCGGCCTGACCAATCCTGACTCAATCCCCGAGATCGCGTCGAGTTCGGTCCTGCGGGGGGGGGTCTACTTCCTAGGCAGGCATCGGCTCATGTGCGGTGATTCGTCGGCTCCGGCAGATGTGGCCCAGCTGATGGGCCCTGACCGCGCCGCCCTAATTGCCACGGACCCGCCCTATGGCGTGGACTACGCCGAGATCGTGGCCGGCCGGTCCAATCAGAAGGCGGGGAACTGGCCGACCATCGCGAGCGATCAGCCGGGAGTCGGCGCCGAACTCGCGGGGCGATCAATCGAGGTCTCCCGCTCCTTCGCTGCCGACGGCTGCGCGGTTTTCGTCTGGCATCCCAACGGCACCGGATCGAGTGCTTTCCTCGCCGCCCTGGTCGCTGCTGGCGTCCATATCCTCAAGCAGATCATCTGGCTGAAGCCGTCCCTGGTCTTCGGTCGGCACGAATACCACTGGCGGCATGAGTCGGCGGCCTACGGCTGGTTCGAAGGATCCCGCGCTGCCTTCTACGGTGATCGCTCGGCCACGACCGTCTGGGAAGTCGACTATGCGCCGGGCTACAAGGTCCGCAACGGACCGGCCATGGCCCAGGGAGGTCTAGGCCTTCATCCGACGCAGAAGCCGGTCGAACTGTACGAGATCCCATTGGTGAACCACACCCGGCCGGACGAGGTCCTCTATGAGCCCTTCTGCGGTTCGGGTTCCGGGATTATCGCCGCCGAACGGCTGGGCCGGCGCTGCCTCGCCATGGAGATCGAACCGCACTACGTCTCGGTGGCCATCGAGCGCTGGGAATGCTTCACCGGCGAGAAGGCGGAGCGGATCGATGGGTAGCCGCGGGCCGACCAAGATGCCGACGAACCTGAAGCTGCTGCACGGCGAGCGCCGCGACTCGCGGCTCAACCGTGCCGCACCAAAGCCGCGATCGAACCGCCCTGTCATGCCGGCCGACATGAGCGACGACGCGAAGCGGGTCTGGCGCCGGAAGATGTGGGACATGGGTCAGACGGGGGTCCTGACCATCGCCGACGAGGATACGTTCCGGGCTTACTGCGAGACGGTCGACCGATATCGTCAGGGCGCTGTCGCCTTGGCGGCCTCCGGTCCGCTCGTGGTCGACCTTCACCACGGCGGGATGCTCGTCAAGAACCCGCTCCACCAGGTCGTCCGCGACGACGCGCTCCTGATGCGGGCCCTCGCCCGCGAACTCGGCTTCACGCCAGCCGCGCGCGAGGGCCTGAAGATGTCCGAGGCGGAGAGCGACGACCCGACCGAGAAGTGGCTGAAGGACAGGGGCTGATGACGATCTCCACTCTCGCCCCGCGCGCTCGCCGCAAGATGGTCCCCCCGCCGCCAGGGGACTCGGTCACGCAGTACGCGCTCGACGTGGTCGCTGGCCGGACAGTCGCTGGCCTCCTCGTTCGCAAGGCCTGCGAGCGCCACCTGCAGGACCTCGCGAGCGGGCACGAGCGCGGCCTGCGGTTCGATGTAAAGGCGGCGCAGAGTGCCATCGACTTCTTCCCCCTGCTGAAGCACTACAAGGGCATCTGGGCGGGCAAGCCGATCATCCTCGAGGGCTGGGAGAAGTTCGCGATCGGCTCTCTCTTCGGCTGGATGCGGGCAGACGGCTCGCGTCGGTTCCGGCGGCTCTATCTCGAGGTCGCCAAGAAGAATGGCAAGACCCTCATGGCCGCTGGCATCGGCCTGATCCTCGCGTTCTTCGACAAGGAGCCCGGTGCGGAGGTCTACTCGATCGCCACGAAACGCGACCAGGCTAAGTACGTCTGGAACGACGCGAAGCGGATGGTCTCGAAGAACCCGTGGCTCAAAAAGCTGATCAAGCCGTTCGCGCTCTCGCTCGTGCAGGAATCGTCGGCATCGTTCTTCCGGCCGCTCGGCCGCGACTCTGGCGAGGCAGAGCAGGGCTTCAACCCTCACGGGGTTGTCGTCGACGAACTCCACGTCATCGAGGACCGGGATTCGATCGACAACGCCGAGACTGGCATGTCGGCGCGCCGTCAGCCCGTGATCGTGATGATCACGACGGCCGGCAAGAAGCGCCAGTCCGTATGGGCCGAAGAGCGCGCAGATGCCGTCGCCGTGATCGAGGGCCGGGCTACCGACGATTCGATGCTCGCCCTCATCTACTCGCTCGACGAAGGCGATGATCCCTATGACGAGGCGGTCTGGCCGAAGGCCAATCCGAACCTCGGCGTCAGCGTCTCGATCGACTTCCTACGCGAGCAGGCCGCCCTGGCCAAGCGATCGCCCGGTAGGGTCGCGGGCTATCTGCAGCTTCGCATGAACGTCCCGACCCAGCAGTCGGTCAAGGCGATCGACATCAACGAGTGGGACAAGTGCGACGGCCTCCTGCGCGATGAGGCGGGCAACATCCTAGAGACTTACGAGGAGTGGGCGGCTCGGCGCGTGCCCAAGGGCACAGTGGGCTTCAGTGGCCTCGACCTGGCTGTGACCACCGACCTTACGGCTCGAGTCGATGTCTTCCGCCTGGAGGACGGCCAGGTCGCGGCCCTCAGTCGTTTCTGGTGTCCCGAGGAGGCGATCCACGAGCGAAGTCAGAACGACAACGTTCCTTATCAGGAGTGGGTGCGCGACGGCTATCTCATCGCGACGCCGAAGCGCCACGCTACTGACTATGACTTCATCGAAGAGGATGCCCGCCAGGCGGCCATCGAACATGAGATCCGGGAGATCGGGTTCGACCCCTATAACTCGACCCAGATCGTCACGCACATGGAGCAGGACGGAGCTACCTGCGTCCCGATCCGGCAGACGCATGCCGGCCTGAGCCCCGGCTGGAATGAACTCGAGCGGTTGATCCTCAACCGTCAACTCGAGCACGGCGGTAACCCGATCCTGCGCTGGATGGCGGGCAACGTCGAGGTCGAGACCGATGCCGCAGGGAATCAGAAACCGTCGAAATCCCATTCCTCCGAGCGCATCGACGGCATCGTCGCCCTGAACATGGCGGTCGCCCGCCTGATCGTCTACGCCACCGAAGAGGTGGTCGAGCCGTTCGTGATCGGGAGCCGGCGATGATCCAGCGTCGACGAACCCTGCTCGCGCTGGCCCTGGCCGTCGCCAGCGGCCTGCTCGTGACCGTCGGCGTCGCTCTCGTCTACCTTCCCTGGGGCCTGATCTGCGCCGGTCTCCTGTTGTTCGGGGCCCTGCTCCTCGACTTCGACGCGCTGCTCGTGCCAGGTCATCTCGCCCAGCCCCGGAGGAAGTAGGCCATGCCCGCGCTGATCCGCTCCCTGCTTCCGGGCCGCCGACAGGCCTCGCTCTCCTTCGAGGAGTGGGTGTCCTGGTTCAGCCCGGACAACATGCAATTCCTGCTCAACACGACGATGACCGGCGACCGCGAGCAGGTCCAGCCGACCTTCATCGGCTACGTTGCGGGCACCTACATGCGGAACTCGGTCGTGTTCTCCTGCCTGGCGATCCGCGCCCGACTCTTCTCGCAGGCCCGCTTCCAGTTCCAGCAGATGCGCAACGGCCGCCCGGGCAACCTCTTTGGGACTCAGGCCCTCTCGGTCCTGGAGAACCCCGAGAACGGCAAGGTCACGAGTGACCTCCTGACGACGGCCATCCTCGATGCGGACCTCGCGGGCAACTCGTTCAACCTGGGGCGCCCGGATGCCATCCGCCGCCTGCGTCCCGACTGGATCACCATCGTCTACGGCACGAAGGGCAAGGCGACCGAACTCGGGGGCTGGGACCCGGACGCTGATGTCCTCGGCTATGGCTACCACCCGGGCGGACTTTCTTCGGGCGAAACGGTCCAGACCTTCATGCCGAACGAGATCTGCCACTTCGCACCTCACCGGGATCCGCTCGCGCGCAACCGAGGCATCAGCCTGATCACCTCCGCGTTGCGCGAAGTCATGGCGGACACGGCAGCCGTCAGCCACAAGTTGGCCTTCTTCGAGAACGCGGCCACTGGGAATCTTGCCCTGAAACTTCCCCCCACCCTCAACCGCGAGAAGGCCGAGGAGTGGATCGAACTGTTCGAGCAGGACCACCGCGGCGCGATGAACGCCTACCGGACGATCTACTTCGGCGGCGGCGCCGAGCCGGTTCCGATCGGCAGCACCTTCGAGCAGATGACCTTCACGGACCTCCAACGTAAATTTGAGACGCGCTTCGCCTCCTTGTGCGGCATCTCGCCCGTCGTGGTCTCGCTTTCGGAGGGGCCAGCGGGCGGATTGGTCGGCGGGAGCAACTTCGAGAGCGCCGCCCGCCTCGTCGGGGACGGCACACTCCGCTCGCTCTGGATGAACTTCGCAGGCTCGATGCAGGTCCTGGTTCCGTCGCGCCCGGGCACGCGCCTCTGGTACGACGACCGTGACATCGCCTTCCTGCGCGGCGACGCGAAGGACCGCGCAGACATCCGTTCGGCCGAGGCCACTCAGATCGCGACCCTCGTCAACAACGGCTGGGTGAAGGCCAGCGTCGTCGATGCCGTCACGGCGGACGGGGATTGGGGCCGACTCGTGGATACTGGTCTGACCTCCGTCCAGTTGCAGCCTTCGCTCACTGCGGCGGCGGGCAGCGCGGACACTATGCCGACCGGCCTGGGCGCACCGCGCCAGCCAGCGGCTGAGATCGGCTCGCTCCTGCGTGTCGGCTACACGGCCGCGAGCGCCGTCGACGCCGCCGCGATCGAGGCCCTGATCGCGGGCGACTGGGGCCGGCTTCATTCGATGGGCATCAGCGCCATCAACCTTCGGAGCCCTACGG